GTTTCTGTAATGTCAAGTTGTTGAACTCATCACCCAGCGCGATCTGTTCTTGAAAGAGAGCATAGTCCTTCTCGCGTTGTGCGGCAGCAGCTGCGTCTCGTAGTTCAGCGAGTTTTAGCTGGTATGTTTCTTCATACTGTAACTTAAGGGCGTTCTTTTGCTCCTCAGAGAACTGCGTTTCCTGGATTGCCTTAAGGTCATTCTCTTTTTGGATCTCGAGTTCCTTCTCTGCGCGCGCCTGCTCGTCCTCAATGCTAAGAACCGTAAATTCCTGTTGCATTGCGAGCAACTTATCATCGTATGCCTTCTGTTGCTCTTCTCGTTTCTTCTGACCGTCTGCTTGTATCTTGGTCTTGTCTTGCTGGTACTTAGCGTCGGCAGCCAATGTCAATGCTTCGATGGTCTTTGCAGACGCACCTTGCTTTTTCATTTCTGCAATATCAGCATCGGTCTTTTGCTTAGCGAACTCTAGAGCCTTGAGAGCACGTTCTTCATCGTTCTTAATAGAGTCCAATGTGAACTGTTGCTGCAGCGCAAGTAGTTTCTCTTGGCCAGATTTCTCCAATGCAGCAAGTCTTTCCCTCTCGGCCTTGCGTTTGTCGGCAGCAGCCTTGGCTTGTTCTGCGCGTTTCTCCTCGGCCTTCTTCCTTTCTTCTGCTTGACCTTTCTCAAAGTTGATAGTTTCTACCTTGATGTCGGTCTGAGTGTCGGCTACCTCCTTGCGAAGTTGTTTGAGTTGTTTGATTTGTTCTTCGGTTGCGTCATCACCAAGAGCAATGATAGCAGCGATTGCGTCCTGTCTCTTCTTGACCTCTGCATTTAATAGCTGAATCTTTGTCTCGTAGATTTTCTTTTCGCTGGCACCTTCTGCTTGTAGGATCTTTAAGCGACGGTTGATAGAATCGATGTTCTTGTTCGCTGCAGAATCCACTGCATCATAGGAGTCGAGTACGGCTTGTGCATTGGCCTTGGTCTTTGCAGTCGCAGCGTCGTCGATTAGTCCACCCGATATGAATGATAGTACGTTTCGGATTCCGTCCACCACAACATTGATCGCATCGCTCAAGAAATCAAATTGTTCGATCGCCTTCTTAATAGGATTGATGAGGGCAATGATCCCCACGATAAGTAGACCTACCGCAGTGACGATAAGTCCGATAGGGTTCAGACTCAACGTAATGTTGAATGCCTTGTTGATCGCGTTGAGAATCGCTGTACCTGCAGCAGCCGCCTTTTCTGCGACTTGTCGTCTGATGACAGCGATAGTTACTTTGTTCTCTGAGATTTCTCGAGCAGAGTTGACAGCAGAGATACCTTTCATCACGTTCATGACGATCTTACCCATTGCTTCGTTCTCGCCCGCAAGAACCTCGGCAGCGTTGGCTGCACCGTCGAAAGATTCTCGGAACAGACCTATCGCTTTGCCTCCGTCAACACCGGTCTTTTCTGCAGCATCTCCTGCTTCTTTGCTTGCTTGCTTCATAGCCTCGAGTTTAGTCTTGGCTGCATCAAGATTGGTGTTGAGTTTTGATAGAGCCTCCGCTCCGTAGTCACCACTGTCGATCTGGTTCTGCAGTTGGACTACTGCTTCTTCCAGTTCTTCAACACTGGTGATCGCTTGTTGTACTCCGTTGACCTCAAGGGTAAACTCTAAGACTTCTTCTGCCATGTTATTCTGATGGTAATGTTAGGATTTTGAATATGTAACCTACGCTGTTAATCGGTGTAGGCGTTTCTAATGATACGGGTTCTCCGATTGGAGTGTTGGTTATGTCTCTGCTGATTAGTAGTTCTTCGCCTACGTAAAGTTGTAGGAACACGCTGTATGCGCTCGAAGGATATGCTGTCACTGTGTAACTACATTGTGCGTAATAGTTAGGATCAGCAAGAGTGAATTGCTGGATCGTATTGGTTACTCCACTATTGATAAAGATCTGACCGTCAGGAAAAGGTTCGTATGTTACACCGTTCTCGCTGATTCCCAACTGCAGGTTTGCTTCATATTGGTCATTAAGCAATGTAGTCTGGTACGACATGTAGGTAACGTCGTTAGGCAACTCGTTGTTGTTGCAGTTTCCAAACTGTGTTACGGTCATTGCACCAACGCCAGTAGGTCCGGTACAAGAACAGAATGGCATAGCACTGGTGAAAGGCTGTACTGTCGGGTTTACGGTCTGACCAAAACAAGTCTGATAGGTGAATGATCTTGGCGCGATAGAGTTATTGGTAACCGACCAGCTAAAACATCCCGTACATCCAGCCGTTCCACCCGTGGCTCCTGTTGGTCCGTTAGGACATACACCTTGTAAGTAAGGCTCGAACCCTGTGAACGTCGATGTAGGTGTATTACAAGAACAGATCAACTGACATACTTGACCAGGAATGGATCCCAATACCTGTTGGTTGCTGAAACAGTCGATGTAAGAATAGTTGATCACATAGTTGTTGTTGTTGCAGACCGCCCACTGTTGGCATGATCCAATACATGGTGTGCCTGGGCCTGTGCCACCCGTGGTTCCTGTCGCACTGGTAGCTCCAGCGACTACGTCAACATCGCCTATCCTAATTAGTTGTACCTTAGTGACTCCTCCACCACCTACTTGATAGTCCATGATTTTGGTAGGCAACCACCAAGAATTCGCAGCATAGATCTTGTCGTTGAACTTTAGGTTTGAGATGTCATCGTCGTGAATGAAGAACTGACCTTCGGCAATGCGACCGTACGGACTATAATATAGGTTGTACCAATCTTGCCAATAAGAGTTCCAAACTGTATTGCTGGTACGACCCGTGATACCGGCTGTTATGGTATCGAATAAGTATGGATCGTTTTGCCAGTGTAGGTCCAGTGTCTGTGGGTTAGGAGGGAACTGTTCAAAACTAGAGACGAGTGGATAAGTTAATTGGTTCACCGCAGATCCAGCATCGTTCTTAAGGTGCCATGTACGTGGTGCAGATCTCTTTCCGTTATAGAACACTATTCGCGGTTTCGGAATGATAGGCTCTCGTCTACCTAAGGAATCCGTAGGAGCATTGTCTTTGGCAAGAGAAGGTATGATGAACTGTGCCGATGCAGTGTCTCCTGCTGTTGGTGTAGGAATGCTTTGTAGCGGAGTCGGAGCAAAGATGCCCTTGATCTCCTGAGTATCCTTGATCAATTCGATTCCACTGTCGAGCTTGAACTGTCCGTAAGGCTTCTTGTTGTCTTGCGTGAAAAAGAAGTTCGAGAAGTCACTGTCCTCTTGGTCATTGTAGACCAGCTCGCGTTTTTGAGTCAAGAACAGTGGGCTGACCTTAAAGTCTTTGCTTCCGTCGAGTTTCAGCGACCAATCCAACTCGTCACCTTGAGTTACCCATTGGTCCCAAGGAGTAATCTCGAACGTTTTCTCTCCGTCCTTGTTGGGCTCGAGCACTAACCTAAACCTGTCGATCACACTCTTTAGAAAGTCCATCTGTTTAAAGTTACAGGGCATCACCTTGGTAGGATTCACAAAGGTAGGTGCTGCAGAAACAGTAAAGTCAATGTAAGGTGCATCTAAGAATCCTGAGAAAGAACCTACGTTAAACAGTTGGACCCTTACGCCTAAGCTAACTCCTGCGTTGATAGAATTGACAAATGGTACGATGTTGTAGCCAGCGTCGTTGCCCGACCCTACGGAGAAAGTATCGAAGTCTATCGTAGCACCTGTGTTGGTGTTGATGAGATCCACTCGTATGTCTGCACCTAACGGGTTGGTAGTGATGGTTTCCCAGTCGACTCCAACGTTGATGGTATAAGAACCCGTTCCCGATACCAGGTAGTAACCGTTGTTGATATTGAAGTTGTTCCCAGGATCGTTAAAGATCGTAGGATCGTCATTGTAGTAGATGTATTGGTTGGCAGCTACTGGGCTATCATCAGAGTAAATACTGGCATTGCCCGTATTGTCGGGTGCTGCTTCAACTCGGGCGACGTTTTCGCTCAGCATGTAGAGAGCTTTCCAACGGTTGCTGTCAAAGAACGCTCCCGTGAACCCATAGCCAGCTGTCTTAAAGATCTTCCTCCACACAGCGTCGATACGGATCGCAGGTTTGAGCTGAGACTGTTCCAATGGGTGGGAGTTCTGTGTGAATGATCTGGTGTAGCCGTGAGTCATCGTTGAGTTCTGTACCACTCCGTTGTTGTCGTAACGGTAACCCCACTCCACAAGAGGATATAGGATGTCTCCGTTGAACAGACCCGTACCACCGGTGAAACCCGTTCCTGCGTTCCAGCTGTTGGTAATGTTGGTGTAGGTTTGGTCGTGTGTATACTCAGAGAAATCTAGCTCACAAAGGAATGCGTCTCCTACGGCTGCAGAGAAATCGTTGGTCTCTCCCATAAAGAGGACTTCATATTCCACTTGGTTTTCTCTACCGTTGAGATAGATGTTGACCAGACGGATGTTTCCACTTGCAAAGTAGAACCCGTCGGCCTGCACCCAAGCAGTAGCCTTTTGTGTTGCGTTGAATGTTACGCTGTTTACATCGAATACTCCTTGGAAAAACTGTTGGTTCTTAAAGGTATGTGGTAGACGGAACTGGCGACTAAAAGCACCCGCCGTCTGTTGGACGTTTTGGACTTCCTCAACTGCAAACGACATCTTGATAGGATCCGCATCGTAAATGTCGAGCTGGACCGTCTGACCCGTTTGAGTTCTTGCGTATAGTTGTACTGCCATATTAGACGTATTGTGTTGTTACTGGTTGTGCCACAGTGAATTCGATTTCGTAGTTGAACATCTTTTGTCGAGCGTATGTTTGTACTTCGTAACTGCTAGACTTGATGGTAACTGCGTAAGGTCCTTTGTTTTCGGGACTGTACCCAAGGACATGCGGACTGTTAAAGAGTCCTTTGAGAAACTCACTCTGTTCTTCGGTAACCCAGTCTGTCATTGCGGTATATGTAGTCTCGATGGTCTTGTTGTTGACAGAGTCTCCGTAAGTAGCAGGTGACAGTGTGTTAGGACCATAGATGCCTGACGAGTTGTACCTAGGTTCTTTATAGTATGTCTCTGTCTTGCTGGCGTACTTTTCTGTATTGCGTAGAGTAAAGTTGAACCAGTCACGACCACCTAGGTTGTTCAACCATGAGAATCTCCAACGGCCGAATCCACTAGGGTTACAGTCATCTATCACAAATTCCATCCTTTCACTGAGCGGGGCTCCAAGGGCGCAGCTAGATCCTGTTATGCCCGTAGCGGGAGCGGCGAACAGTTGGACAGTATATCGCTCGGTACCTGGCGCAATCGCTCCTATAAGGTTCGTTACGTCGGCAGGACCGCAAGCGATCTGACCAACATTGTAGACGTATGATGCAGTGGTTCCTACGTTCACTGTGCAAGATGACCATGGACCACCTCCTGCACCCAGAGTATTGTAGACTTCATCGGTACCGTAAGGCACAGACGTTCCACCGTAGAAGAATGAGAACTGAGCAGCGTAGACATAAAAGCGAGTTCCTGTTCCGTCGGTACGGTTCCAGAAAGTAAGAGTATGTCGGTCATCGCTGGTAACCACGTTGGACCTTAGGTTGTTGGTGCCTGTCACCGAGTGCGATCTGTAAAGACCTGTGCTACCCGTGGCAGGTTTCATAGAGTAAGGACGGTCTGTAAGCGTAGGATTCACCTCGAACTCGTAGGTCTGCATTGCGTCCTTGTAGCCAGCGTGGAACCTAACGCTTGTTCCGGTGTTTCCCGTGGCAAGTACTACACCGTCTCCGCGAGCAGCGAGCCTGAAGGCGGGTGAACCTGCCGTATTGCCGATTCCGTTGTAGATCGTGAGCACACCGCCTGTCGCTCCGCGGTACTCTTCACCGGTCAGGACAAACATTTCACCGTTTAGAGTGGATCCCGTTCCCCACTGTAGGTTGATGTTCTGTGGATCTTCCAACAGTCCAACACTAGGATCTAGGTAACCCGCAGCAAAGGCTCCCAGGTTGATGATCCCGTAGCCGGCAGGGTTTGGTCTCTGCTTGAGACGGTTTACGAACTGTCCGTTCACGTAGACATCGAAGACGTACTTCATGTCGAGCTGCGCTGTCTTGTCGCTCAGGCACTGCCACACCAAGTCGGTGTAGGACGGGTTCCATACGTATGGTCGGTGTTGTACTGATACTATGCTCATATTGTCTTGTTCTTAAATTTAGCCATCATTTTCTGATGTTCCATTTCTAGTCTTTTTGCTTCGTCGCGTTTTCTTGCAAGGTAATTGAATGCTGTTCTAACATTGAGTCGAGATGCTCGTTCAAGTTCAAGAGGAGTCTCTCCCGCGCAGACGTAGAGTATGTCTTGCCAGGTTCGAGCAATCGTAGCAGGGTTTCTGACAGTTGGTTCACTGCTTGCGGATTCTTCTCCATCTCCGATCTTAAAGAGTCGACTATAGCTTTTGTACAAGCTTCCGCGAACGCGAAAAAAAAAGCGGTAGCTCCTCTCATCGCATCGAGGTCCAGCTCTAGGAAATCATCGGCGTTGGCACCATGCTTTTTAGAATCGTACTCCTCGATCACATATGTTGTGCCCCAGTAGCCAGTGACTGGTCGGTAGAGAATCGCCAGTAGCTCGTGAGTCCTGTAGTCTGCGTTGTGACTGTGCATGATCAGCTCAGCGTCTGCGAGTTCTCCTACACTGATCTCGTCCATGTGAAGGAGCCCGTAGTGCTTGTCACCCAAACGGATCTCGGTCTGCAAGGGATTGTCTTCCTTCACCTCGAACAACTTCTGTACCTCGTTCCACAGTGGTACGAATTGGTAAGGTCTGAGCTTTCTGATGTCGTCTTCGGGACAGCCTGATAAGTGGCTGATGATTCCTGCCGCAGCGTTGGTTCCTTCGTACCACGATTTCTCTCTCATGACGTAGAGATCTTTGAGTCTAACCTTGTCTATGGTGTACTCTTCTTTTCCTATTTTGAATTTGATCATTTCTTAATTGTCTTAAAGTATAGTCTAACTTCGTCCTTCATATCGGACAAGATCTGTTCTCGTAGTCTGTTGGCTCTTGCTTGCCCTCCCATGCTGGTCCAGTACTGTGGCTGGATCCCGTAAGATCCTTTCTGATAACCACGGAACTCTGACAGACGGAAAGGACTAGAGTTGCGAGTCCCAAACTTGATTGTGTTGTAGTCGCCTGTTCCCAGGTTCGTATAGACACCGTACGCAAAGTAGCCGACCTTCACTGTGAAGTCGCCGCCTTTGGTTCCTACCTTTACGTCGAGACTAGATGCTAGTGCTCCGGTAGCGTAAGGGTTCTGACCTGGCTGAGGAATCTGCGTCTTGATCACGCGTTCCATCTCGTCTCGTAGTTCATCGAGACGTTTCTTAATCCTACTGCGTATTCTTGGTCCTAGGCTCATTAGTATTCGATGAATGCAGCGTTGCAGAGATCCAACGGATTCTTGGTGATTATTTGTAGACTGGCTGACCAACCTGCGGTGCTTTGCTTCTGTGCTTCCACAAAAGGAGTACAGGTGATGGGAGCCGATATGTTTACGTCGAGCTGTCCCCAAGTGGTCAACCTAAACTTTGCCAGGATATCTTGAAGCACTGACAGTGTTGTGTCGTGTACCTCGAGCACTGCGGCGCGATTCTTACGGGCTAGATCCATTACGATTAGGTTGGCGTTATAGATCGCGAATCCGTTTTGGAAAGTAACGTTCAGTGGCTGTAGGAACACATAGATGTACTGCTGTTCGGGATAGTCGGGTTCGTTAGTCTCGACGTCTGACAGAGCTATACTCCAGTTAAAGAACTTGACAGCAAGGTGAGAATCACAGATCTGTTGGAAGATTCCTATGAGATCTTTGTATGTAGTCGGTGTTGCCATTAGATTTGTTGATTTTTGTTCTTTTCAGATGTAGCAGCTTGTATAGCAGATACTGGGCCGAATCCAAGTGTAGGAACATTCTGTCTTGCTTCTTGGATCTCTTGTGCTTTTTGAGTCTGCTCGATGAACTGGCTGACCGCAGCCTCGATCTTCTTCATGTCTGATTTGATCCTAGCGTTGCGAGCAGCAACTTTCTTGCGATGTAGTTTCTTTGCGATTCCCATTTATAGTAAATATAAGTTTAGTGTTAGTTGATACACAATTATGAATAGAGGCCGTCTTCACTGTACAATCTATCTGGATTGGAGTTGTTGGTCATGCGTCCCATCGGTTTTTTGATGATAGCATACTTACCTGATGGTTTCTCTCTAGACAGTGCATATCTTAATGCGTCCAGTAAGTGGTTGTTCTCGTCCTTTGGAGTGTTTGTCCCAGTACGGTAAACATAGTTCATATACTCATGTTTTAGATTCTCGGAATGTGGATGGCAGTATACTTCATATGAGCTGACCTTTTGGATTCCGTGGCGTACTGAGTCTGGTCCTTTCACTGCTGGGTGGATGTTATAGCCTGCGCGTCTTACTTCTTCGATCGATTTAGGTTCTGCACTATCCGCAAGTATGTAGTCTTTCTTAGAGATGCCTAACAGTCCTAGGGCTTCTATGATGTCTGTATTCGTCATTCCCGTCTGATAAAGTAATTCCCTAATCCACAATCTGTTACTCTTTCTACGGACTTCTATTACTGCGGTGGGGTCATTTGAGTAACCAAAGTCCATTCCTATTAGTCTCTCTGCTTCTGGATCTGGTGCAAAGTCGAATGACCAGTTCTTATATACAGCGCCTTCGTTAAGTTCTGACCATTGACCTAGGATGTGGTGATTGTAGTACTCGGGATCTATGTCTCGCATACGTTCCCATTCTTCAATCTTGAGCGGATCGATGTTGGCAGCATTACATAGGTATGTAGTATGAATGAAGCAATGGTCTGCATACCACTTAGAGTTAGGACTACCATCGGGATTGTAGAATCTGCGGAATATCCAATGGTCTTTGCTTGTAGGGTTAAAGCATAGGAAGATCTTTCTTTCCACACCACGAGTACGGAATGAGTCGATTAGTTTAATATACTCTTCTTCAGAATTGACTTCGGTTGCTTCATCTATTAAAAGGTGAGTCACACTGGCTAGACCTTTAGATTTTGCGGTCATGCTTCCTTCTGCAATCTTCATGGCATGTGTGATAATCATATTGCCATTGGGGTGTGCGATCGTATCACCAGAGATCTGCAGCAAAGGTTTAAGGTTCAGCTGATCCAACAAGTCGAGTATGTCTTGCAAGATCGAGTGAGTTAAAGACTTGGCAGTATACCTAGAGATTACACCACGGAAGTACTCATCACCAAATAGTTTGATGATAAAGTACATAGCTACTTGTGTAGACTTTCCACTTGCTCGACCACCACTGATAAGGTAGTATGTCTTCTTGGAGTGGAACAGTGGTCCGTAAGGTTCTAGGATCTTAAAGTCTTCAGTCATTCTCTTCTTTAGGCTTAGGAATAATTATGTTGATAGGATTCTCCATGTTGAGATCCATCTCTTGCTTCTTAGGAATAACGAAAGGACTCAGTTTCAACAACAAGTCAATTGCTCTACCCGGGTCGCGTTCAGCAACTCGGTCGAGCCAGGCTTGTAGCTGTGGAAGGTTGCCTTGGATCAGTGCCAAGTATGCGTCCTTTACTTCCTGTGTGTCTTTGTTAGGAACACCTTTGGGTCTACCATTAGGGTTCCCACTCTTTCCTTTCTCAAACATTAGGTTCTGATTCTTTTTTCAACTGATGCCATTTGGCTTGCATAAAATTTAGGACTTGACGTCTGCAACTTCCGCAACCTGTATCAGTTTTCTTAGCGTTTGGATTGTAACTGTTGTACAATTGAAACACTGTTGCCATTTCTTCATTAGTATATGAACGACTTGTTTGTTTTAGCAAGTCTTCTCTCTTAAGAGTATACTCATCGAGTTTGGCGTCATTGACTGTATTAATTTTAAAGCTCATATCTTAAAACATTTTCTGGTGTCGTTTGTCTAATTCGTCAGCAATGAAACCGTTACTCAGACTCAGCAGTATCACTGTCAATAACGAAACCTCCATTGACTGTTGATTCAGTAATAAGTACGCGAGTGTCGTCCAAGTCGTCAGACACAGGCTGCACGTCAGCGGTTTCTGACTTAGGTTTACGTTTAGCAGTACGCTTAGGAGCTGCAGTATCTTCTGATAGGGTTTCGAGTTGACCAAGATCACTATCGATGGCGCTATCAGTAGCAGGTTGATTATTGTGTTCATCATTTTCTAGAATAGTTACTTCTGCATGGTAAGGCAAAGAGCTGCGTTGTTTCCAACGAAGTACATCGCCTTCAAAGTTTTCGGGTTTTGATTTTAGGACTGAGTCGAGTCCAGCAATTTTGTATGTTATCATTTTCTTTTTGGTTTTATTTTAGTATGTCACCTCTATGGTAGTGAGCTTTAATGTTTTGAATTGCTTTCTTGAGGTCTGAACCTCGGTTAGAAGTTGCGAGCAATACCAAAGAATCTCTGAGTTCAGCATCGTGCATAGTCTTGTACTCGAGCATCATCTTAAAACACTCGATGAAACCATGCATGAACGCTTGACCTTCACCAAATTCTGATTCGTACATGGCAACTTCGGCGTCCATCCAGGCTTTGTAATGTGGATAGACCTGCATTTGGAATGCCCATGTATTGTAGTCTTCTATAAGTTCTTCTTTTGTCATAGTGATTTCTTTAGTTCTGCTTGTAAGTATTTGCGGACTCGGTTAATGGTAAGGCTGACTGATGTTCTTGGAATTCCTGTTGCTCTAGATAGGCTAGATATTGTATGTCCTTCATCAACGAATGTTTGGAAGAGCATCTTGTCGTACCAGTGGAGTCCATCGAGTTTTTTGATAGCAAGCGAGTATAGTTCTTCAGTATAGTCTTCTTCTGTTTCTTCACTGGTATCATAGAGTTCGTTGGATGGTGCAAGGTACTTCCGATAAAAAGCTGAGGTTCGTGATCTCCAGCATTTAAGTAAGATTGCGACGATGTAGAATGTAGCTCCTCCACTGTCGACAATGTCGAGTACATTCTTCTTACCCAAGAATTCTTCAATCGCATAATGAAGTGATTCCAACGCCAGCGGGTGGTTACCACTGATGTTCTTGGCGCTTTGTTGTAGGTGTTCGTAGTTTTCACTAATGTACTCGTTTGGCGTCAAAACAGTTTATGCTTAATTTCTTTTTCCCAAGGTAGGTTGCCGGGTGACCACCAAAAACTGTTAAGGTAAGGCTGACCAGAATCTACTCTTGAGCATAGTTTGCCATACTGATTCTTGCTTAAGTCCATCTTACGCTTTACTTCAGATATGGATTCATACCTTGCAACAAGTACACCGTGAGGTGTATATTGCAACACAGGTTTAGATTTGTATTCGAGTGTATTGGATGACATTAGAATGACTTTAGATTAAGTGATTATGGATTTATTTATTGATAAATGAAATGCTTACAGCGGGTTTGATTGACCAGCCATCTTGAGTACGTTTCCTTGGTCCATTTTTGGTCACAGCCTTTTCACGAGCCAAGATCCACATATATTGTTTGGTCATTCCTGTCACTTGAGCGCATTCAGATAAAGAAGCATAGTAACCTACCTCTTCACCATCTTTGTAAAGAATCCATCCAAGTGATCTTTTGCTTGTGCTTCCTTTAGGATAGTTATTGTGAATTCCTCTACGGTCACCTGATTTGTTAAGTCTTTGTTCCATATGTTTATTTTTTTATTTATTTCTCCTCATTTAGTTCTTTTACATCAACGGTAGTATACTTAAGATACTTCTGTCTTGTGCTTTCACCTGTAACATTTACGATTTCACACATTTCTATAATGCGGTCAAGTACGCTGTAACCATACCTTTCGGATATTTCATCAATGGTTAGATTCGTTGTGATGTATAAGACCATAGGCATTACTTCAGATTTGAATCGTCTTTCATAAAATAAGTTGATCACCTCAGCAAGTTTTTCTTCACCAAAGAATTTAGGTTCTTTGCCTAAGTCATCAATGATGAGTGTGTGGTTCCCACAGATTCCACCGACTGTCTTTTCATCTCTCTTAATCTTATCTACTATTTCAGCAGCAGACATCATAAGTACTTGACGTTTGACCTCAGTGTTGTCATGTTTGCGAATCACTACTTCTTGCTTGTGTTCTTCAGCAATTTTACGCATGTTAAGTGTCTTGTGTAGACCACTTTCACCGATGTAGATTTTACCTTGTTTCATTACTTTATTTTTTGTTTAAGTTTGTTAAGTGAACTAGAATTTGTTCCACCGTCTTTTGGGTTACTTGTTGGTTTTTCATCGATTGGCTCTTCCCACTTATGGGCGGCCAAGTAATTGTTAGGTGCCATCAAATACTTATGTTCGGTAGACTTAATATAGATTGGTAAATGTTTACGTATCTTAAGACACATGTCTCTGTATTGTTCCACAGTGTAATTAGGATTTTCTTCAATAAGTTTAGTCACTTCTTCCCAAATTTTATCTTGCTTAACTTTCTTAGGATAGTTAGGAATGAATACCACAGAAATGAATTTAGTGAAAACTTTCGATGGAACATCGATATTGTTATTTAGTTTTTGATTTGTAGTTATAGATTGTGGATCATCCATGATCTGCTTCGGGATCATCTGTGATCCGCTATGCGGCTCATTCGTGATCTGCTTGCGGCTCATTTTTGATCTGCTTACAGGCTTGTTAAATTTCTCAAAGAATTCTGGTATGATAGTAATTTTCCTTTCAGTGTTATTGTTGTTAGATGAATAGTCAGCGTCGATGTAGCCTTTGAGTTTAAGTTGCTTTAAGTATCTTTTTACAGTTGCTTCAGATTTTCCTATGTAATTTGCTAGAGTTACATTGCTTGCCCAACAGTATCCGTGCATTCCACATAAGTCATATATGAAACACCAGAGTCGTAAGGCGTCAGCAGTAAGTTCGTTGTCCGCAAGCAGTACGGTGGGAACCATAACGAAGGGACCAGTGAATGATGGACGATTTGACATTTTGGTATTGAGTTTATTATTTTATTCTATTTATCCAAATTAGTTTTACATAAAATTACATAGTTTTTGACTGTGCAAAACTAAATGTATCTTCGTGAATAAATATACTACAACGCCAAGGTATTTGAGAATCCTGCCAAACTGATTCTTAATGTTGTTTTCTGTCTTTAGCCTTGGCGATTCTATATGTTTACCCCTGTTAGGTTCTTGACATTTCCTAACAGGGGTTTTTAATGTAAGAAGAACTAAAGCAAAACTGGTGAATAAAATACTTAAATAAATAAACTAAATGGTTCATAAAGTACAATCTAACTTCGTCTATCAATTGGATCCTAGTGATCATCAACGTGTGGTAATGTGGTGGAGGAATGTGGGTGACTTCACCAATTACATGAAAGCAGTTGAATTGCCTTATGACTTGTATTATTGTTTTTCCGATGATTACGAAAGAATTAACAAAGGTCCTAACGACGGAAAGAAAGTACTTATGACCAATGACCAAAGATTCTGTGTCAGCCGCAAATATGTAGGAGAGATCCACAAGTATTCGATGAGCGGTGAATACGCGGGTACAATCATGATGGATGAGTTTCGTAGATTGGGTGGAGGGCAACACCTTGTTGGTGTTTACGGATCTCCCTACGGCTGGCCAGAACTCCGCGGTCTTAACATTATGTCGATGAATCCACAGCTTGGATTCTATTGGGATTTCGTAAAGTACGATGCGATCCAACCGGTGTACATACCTTTGAGGTCTGCCACACTATTGGGTGATGATGCTTACGATAAGTTGATGAACGGTGAACTGATACTTAAGAATCCCGATAGCCTGTTGAGACAGAAACTCATCGAGAGCATTAAAAAGAAGAAACTACAACATGAAGAAGTATCAGAGGAAGACCTATACTGAGTTCTATGTTTACGAACTCCTTGATGACAATAATGAGTTATTGTATATAGGCCAGACAGCAGTGCCTGAGAAACGTTCTAAGTCACACTATTACAATAAAGGTGGGCTATTCTATAAAAGAAAAGACATTCGTCTAAATGTCATCGAAACATATTCTACTCGACGCGAAGCAAAGCAACGCGAGCATGAACTGCAAAAGTACTACTGGCCATTAGTAGAGACTGACTTCGAGAAAAACCTTAAAGGCTGTAAGAGAGGTGGAGAGAATCCACAGAGAGAAGGAAGAGTCAAAGGCGGTGCAATAGGAGGAAAGAAAGGTGGAATAACATCCACCCACCGTCTTTTTTACATGTCATGCGGCCGTGAGATTAAGACCCACGGCGCGATGATGTATCATAAAAAGGTTTGTGGTTGCGAAGTTAATTACTGGCGACAGCTTGCTTAGAGAATACTGACCAGATTCCACCGATTAGTGTAACGACAGCACCTACGATTTCTGTTGCAGCTGCTTCATCAATTGTGCCTTTGGCAACTAATAGACCACCCACGAAAGTCAATGTGTGGCGGATCAATCCTAATACTTTTTCTTTATTCATCTTTCTTGAGTTTTTTGATTTCCAACAGATACTTATAGGTAACTACTATCGATGCAATGATCGACACAATGTAAAATCCTATCTTAACATATTCACTTATCGGCATCATACTTACTGCGGCTGTCCCAACGTTTAGATAGGTGACAGGTTCCTTTAATAGACTATCTACCACCTTTACTACTGTGTCGCTCATCTTTCTTTAAATACTGTTTTAGTTTCTCTTCATTCTTAACTGTAGCAACGTATTCCTTGCTCAGTTTAATGGTTGTTTGGGCCTGGTCCGTTTGCTTCATAACAGCTATCACAATCATATTCGATATTCCATGAATCGCCCCAAGCACTTTGGTTCCACTTGTATGGACGTTTAGGTAATACCATTTGGTTAGTAAAGATTCTTCCGCGGAGTGGCAATACACCGTCACCGTCTGTAATAAGAGGTGCGATGTAAGCAGGATAGTCGCTTGGTCTCTGAGTCAGGAACACAATACCTTTCTGCATATATGATTCAGCGGTATTGAGGATCTCTGCTCTTAAGTACTTCATATCGTTCGTAGCGACTGCAGTTGCAGTTTCACTAGTGCTAATCATAAGACCTTTGTTGATGATCTTTGACCATAAGAATGGAAGTGCTTTCCATAGAGCATAGTTACACAATGCTTGACCTACATAATCATCCAAGAACTTGCGATTCGCAGTGTTCAACGTCTGAGTCCTTACTTGGTCTCTGAGTTGATCGTAAAATGTAGAACCCAAATAGCTCTGGAGCCATAGGTCTTGTGCTTGAAGAACATATGGCTTGAGGTCATTAGGATCAACATTCCAGTTGATGGATGTAAATGACTTTAGCTTTTGTTCGCTGATAAGTAATACTTCGTACTGCATGTTCTTGTTGTATTTTAGATATCTCCTTCTTCTACAGTGATTTCTTCAGGAGTTGCTACGTCGGTAGGATTTCCTGCAATATCGTCTGCAAAGAGTTTGTTCGGCTCAACATATAATTCTATATCCTCGTATCCTTTCTCCCTTAGAATGAACGTGAAGTTCTTTAGAAGGAATCCAGTAATTGGCTTAATAACGGTCTGCATAAAGTGAGCGTATGCAACTGTGATTTCATCTTTATTGTTGCCCAGTCCGCTGCCGCCTTCACGAATACCTAAAAGTAATGGTGAGGTAATGCGGTGTGCTGTCAAGATCCTTGATGTAACTCTTTGGTCGAGCGCCAAGTAGTAACCATCGTTGCTTGCCTGTATAGGTGTGATCTGTGGTGCAGTCGCAGGGTCATCACTAAATGTTAAGAAGAACTTACCTGCATTGCCGCTTCCACTAAATGTATCAGCAAGGTTGTTGTAGATCTGCTGTTGCTCAAGTGGATCAGGGATTCCGTTCACCATTGAGATGAATAATGAAGGCACCAATCCGTTCTGTAAGTTAGAATTGTGGAAGATACTTGTCTGAATATCAGTTAAGCAGTCATTTACTCCTCCAACCCAATCGCTGAGAGGATAAACTGCGTTGCCTGGAGCGTAATCGTAAGCGTAATAGATCTGTGACGGGAAATCAATAGCAAAATCTTTATCAAACGCTTTGTAAGCCTTTGGTTTGTGTTTGCGATGTTTTCTCCAGTCAGGACAGAAGTAGTATTCTTCAACTCTGTCGGTTTCAGGATTCATATGTCCGCTACGGATCTTTGAAAAGTCCACATGATAGACATCGGTGATGAATTCACCAGTCTTACCCCAGATTACATTAAGTGCGAAACCACCATGTATGATGTAGTCGAGCGCTACCTTTTCAAATACTTCATTCCAAGTTTCACCACGACGGTTTGCTTGTTTTAGTATCCATTCTTGAGCAGGATCTACTGTTCTCAATCCTCCACCGATCGTTGCATCGAGTTTGCTGACGATACAAGTACGGTTTACGGCCGATTGGTTAAAGATCTCGATGATTAAGTCTGGCCACAGGTTGTCTGAACCAAAAGATATCCAGCTTTGACCACGAACTTCTAAAAACGCGGGCAAGTATTTGCCTACGCCGTCGAACTTCATGATAGATCCTGGAATTTTAGATGTATTGTTTTCCATATTAGTTGAATGTTACTGTTCCTGTAGCAGGTGCTACTGTAACTGTTGTTATCTTAAAGCTTCCGCTAGTTGTTGTTGATGATGTTACACCTGCTGAAAATGTTGCAGATATTGTTAATGGATATTTAAGTATGATTATTCCTGAACCACCATTACCACCTGGTCTTGCGGCTTGACCTGTTGTGGTTGTACAAGCTGCACCTCCACCACCACCTGTGTTAGGAGTACCGCTAGTTCCTGTACCATTAACTGCACCGCCTCCACCACCTCCAGTTCCACCTCGTCCTTGTCTTGTTGGTGCTGCTGCAGTAGGTGCGCAACCTCCACCTCCACCACCATAATAAGTAGGAGTTCCAGTTATGTCTACCAAAAGACCAGCTCCACCGTCACCACCAGTAGCACCGTTAGCAGATGTTTGTGCAGATCCGCCTGTTGCTCCAGCACCTCCACCACCTCCAGATGCTCTTCTTGTTATGCTATTGCCGTTTGCACTAGTTCCACCTTTGAATCCTTGACCTACAGTACCTTCGCCGCCTGGCCATCCTGGTGAACCATCAATTGTATCAGCAGATCCACCACCACCGCAACCGCCACTGTTACCAACGTTTTGTGCAGTAGTTCCTGTTCCTCCGCCTAATGTATAAGCACCTCCACCGCCACCAATTGCTGTAAGTCCAAATGCAAATGTATTTTCTCCATTCTTGCCAGTTTCAGATGTAGTACCTGTACCACCAAGTCCAACAGATAAACTATAAACAGTATTTTTAGAAATAGTTAATGGTGAAGAACCAATGGAAGTTAAAACTCCACCTGCTCCACCACCAGCACCCATTCGTATAGCAGCAGCTGTTGCGCCTGCACCACCACCTCCACCTGCTACAAGTAAGTAGTCAAGTGAAAACACCAATGATGCTGTACTTTCTAATATGCCGTAACTTGATAGTATCATATTACTTTAAATCTCCAAACAAGTACCAAGTAGTATCGTTTTGCTTAATTAAGGTTCCTGCTGAATACTGACTTGATAGTGCTTTATAGTTATTTGCTGAATTTACTGTTACACCGGTTGCACCAGCAATGACTACATCACCTGCTCCACCTCTAAGAACCATAACCTGTGTTCCTGTAGCAAAGGCAACAGAACCAACAGTAGGAACAGATATAGTTGCAGTAGCACCTGCGGTTACCTGAACCACTTTATTTTGGTCAGATAATGCAAGTTCATAATCGGTTGTTTGATTATTGAAAAGAACGATTGATGTATCTATACCAGCAGCACCTGATGAACCTGATGTTCCACTAGAACCTGATGTTCCGCTAGATCCTGAAGTTCCTGAGTTACCGCTTGTTCCACTAGAACCGCTTGTTCCACTTACACCTGATGTTCCACTAGATCCGCTTGAACCGTCTGTACCTGATGTTCCACTAGAACCTGATGATCCGTTAATTCCTGATGTACCACTAGATCCTGATGTACCGTTAATTCCTGAAGTGCCGCTAGATCCTGATGTACCACTAGATCCGCTGGTTCCAGAGTTTCCGCTTGTGCCACTAGATCCACTGGTTCCTGATGTTCCACTAGTTCCTCTTGTTCCGCTTGTACCCGATGAACCACTTGTACCGTTAGCACCTGAGGTTCCACTAGTACCGTTGGCACCTGATGTTCCTGATGAACCTGATGTACCACTAGATCCACTAGTTCCTCTTGTTCCACTTGTACCTGATGAACCGCTAGATCCTGAAACACCTGATGTTCCACTAGTACCACTAGATCCGCTTGAACCTATATTTCCTGGGCCAACCCAGTTTCCTGATGAATCAATGACTTCACCGTAACCGTCGATTCTGTATGATTCAGCAGTGAATTGACTGTCTACAACAACTTCTGTTGTGCTGATCTTTAGTGGACTATTTACACCAGCACCGTCACCAACATTTTGCAATGCACCACCGGTAAGACCAGTGTCATTAGTGATGGTCACAATAGCCTTATAGGTATCGTCAATGTACTGTCCTGTAAGATTTTTGCTCATTTCTTTATTTGTATTATTTATCCTTGTTAATAGTTTCTCCCTAATGTTGTACAGAATGTAGACACAGCTGTATGGAAGTCTTCAACCATTTGATTAGATGCTAGTGCTGTACCCCAACTAAAGAATGCAGTCGTGTTATCATTACCGAATCCAATAGATCCTAATGTACCAATTAAGTATGATGTGTTTGTATTATTGATGTTAGAATCTGATGCTGATGATGAAGCATAAATTGACATTGGTGTTCCTCCACCTGCAGTAAGTTCTCTCCAGAAAGCTACATTTGTGTTAGAAGTACGGTTAGTTGCTTGTGCAAAACCAGTTCCAACATCTCCTCCTAAAGAAACCGCTGCTCCTCCGTCGAACCACTCGAGCTGAGAACATGCACCGTGTGATACGTAAGGACTTCCGCCAGGTTGTGATGAACCATCATATCCACAAGTGATTGTTCCAGGATTGTTTACGTAACGATAGTAAAACTTATTACCGTTGTAACTATGTACAGGAATATCTGTATCAAAGTATGAAGTTCCATTAGAAGTAATCCCATCAGCATTAAATGTAAATCCTCCAACAAATGTTCCTGTTGATGATGGATATTTAAGATTGACTTTACATGCTTGAGATGAACTACCAACAAAAGGAAATGTATGCCATAAAGTATTCCATATGTTAAAGTCCTTAAAGTCAATTACAAGTTGGTTTACGGCATCTTTTTCTAAATCCGTTAATGAACCACCGCTAGCAACAACACCGTCAAAGAATGCCTGTGCGTCTGGATCATAAGATGGTCCAACTGAAGCGGGTGATTTATAGAATCCTATTGGTATTGTTATCATGATGTATATCCTGTTTGTGAAACTCCGTAAAATGATACACCGTCGAACATAAATGAGAATATGTCAACGAATCCTGCAGTTCCACTTGGTGTTGGTGGTGTATTGGCTGGCCATTTAACGTTTGTAGGCCACTGAATTACTCCAGCTGTTCCTTGCACAACTTTAAGAATGTAAGTACCTCCTACAACACCATTTGAAAACACAAATGGTTGTGGTCCTGTAGCAAGTGTTCTTTGTTGTACGTTTCCTTGGTTCCAGTTTATGGTTGCAGTAGCACCTGTTGCACCAACCGATGCAGTGTAACCACCGTTTGCTTGTCCAGAAGATTTGAAGTTAGCGTAAGAAGTAATACCAGCCGAACTTATTTCAGCAGCAAGAAACTCAGAGTCTGCCAATACAGTGTATATGTCGAACTTGGTTTCTGTAGTGCTTACTTTAGTTGCTTGGATTCTTTGCAATCCAGTAGTAATGCTGTCGAACTCAAATGATATAGATCCATCATTAGCTGCATTTGCATTAACGTTAAATCCTCTAAATCCTGTTCCGGTTACACCTGCCGTAAGAATTGCTTCAAATGTAGCTAAAGGATTGGCAACATTCGTTGCGAAAGATTCTAAAGATCTGAATGCATTGTCATAAACTAATGCTGCAGAACCTGTGATTCCTGTTCCTGTTCCAAATCCTACTTGTTCAGCAGGCAACACAGGAGTAATTCCGCTGGTTCCGCTAGAACCTGATGTTCCAGATGTACCGTCAACACCTGATGTTCCCGATGTTCCGTTTACACCTGAAGTACCACTAGAACCACTAGTTCCACTTACACCGCTAGATCCGCTAGTTCCACTAGAACCGTTTGTTCCGCTAGTTCCTGACGAACCTGATGTGCCACTAGATCCATTTGCACCGCTGGTACCTGATGAACCTGATGTACCGCTGGTTCCTGGTGCACCATTTGCACCACTAGTTCCACTTGTACCGTTGATACCCGATGTTCCACTAGTTCCTGATGTACCACTTGGTGTAGTAGTGACAATGAACAGAACATCTTGGCTATTTGTGAAAGTATATGTTGAAGTTACTAAAGTAACACCATATGTCCAGTATGTAGTATTGTCAGTCTTTGTGGTAATCTCCCAAGTTTGATAGTTTGCTTGGTTATTTCGATCCTGAATAGTAACTTTTGTACCAATTGAAAGGTTACCTAAGAAAATATCAACGTTATTCGTTAATTCATCGGTGTCTGAAACAATAATCTGTGTTGAACTTGTTTGTGTAGCGTTGTTCCAAATAAGGAATCCTGCTCCAGGATCACCTGATTGTGATGTTGTCTTTGCTTTATAGTTAAAGAAAGAGTTTGAAAGACCGCTTGTTCCGCTGGATCCTGATGTTCCGCTCGAACCATTAGTTCCCGATGTACCGTTAGTTCCGTTTGCACCCGATGTACCACTAGAACCTGAAGTTCCGCTAGATCCATTTGCACCGCTGGTTCCTGATGATCCGCTAGTTCCAGAGTTTCCACTAGATCCGCTGGTTCCACTAGAACCATTAGTTCCTGACACACCCGAAGTACCGCTAGATCCACTAGTTCCTGATGAACCGCTGGTTCCGTTAGCGCCGCTTGTTCCTGATGTTCCGTTAGCACCGCTTGTTCCGCTAGAACCATTAGTACCGCTAGTACCGCTGGATCCACTTGAACCGTTAGCGCCTGATGTACCACTAGATCCACTAGTACCGCTCGTACCTGATGAACCTGATGAACCCGATGTTCCTGATGTACCAGAGCCACCACCTGTACCGCCATTCACATGTACGATTACGTTTCCTGTAGCACCTGGTGTAACAGTCACAGCTCCTGTAAAGTCAATGAACTCTGCGTCTGCTTTAAGAACTGTTCCGTTCTGTCCTACGTCTACGAATCCACCAACAGGTACACCTACCCATTCACCATTGTTGTTTATGACTTCACCGTACCCGTCGATATCGACAGATTGAGCAGTGAATTGGTCAGTCATTTTGACTTCAGTCGTGCTTACCTCCATAGGAAAGGCTGTGCCCGTTCCGTCGGTAAGTGCTTGTAGCTGATTTGTTAGTTGTCCGTTACCTGTCGCACCAACGGTTACAAGTTGCTGATACGACTGACGAATCTTTCTTCCTTTTAAGTTGCTCATTTTCTTTTATGCATTATTCCATGTTGGATTAGCTTGATCGTAAACAAGTCCGGTAGTATCCCAAACCTGACCGCTACAAGCGCCAAATTGTGTATGTTGTTTGTTCCACCAGTTTCTGGTTAGGTTCCAAATTAAGCAATAGTCAGGTATCGGACTAACATATACTATTGCTTCAAAGTTTTCGTTATCGCTAATGTATGTTTCGTATGCGATTTCTGGGCTTTCCGTCAACAACTGCATCTGACCTGTCTCAACAAGCTCTGCTCCGTTGGGATTTAGGTCAAGATCCGGTGTATTCCATACTCGATAGTCCCAGTTTCCGTTTGGACTCAGGTAAAGAGTACCATCGAATGGGTCTTCTTCGTCTATCGGAACCAGTGAAAGGCTAAGTTCTACGAATCGACGGTTTCTACGAAGTATGATTGGGTAAGCATAGAACCATTCTTTAGTGAATATGTTCTGAAATCCGCATAAGAAATAGTCCTCTGAGAATTGATTCACTGCATCGCAGTAAATTACGAATGTATTTCCACCGGTTTGTAAGAAATTAATCATCGAGTTTGAGTCCTATTTATAGTAAATATAAGTTTGTGATCAAGTGACAAGACTTCACAAAAAAAGAGGGACCTTGTGAGTCCCTCCTTCATTGGAAAATCTAAGATTAGGCGTTGGTGATAGTCACACCAGCGAAAACTGTAGGCGAAGCCAATTCAAGTGCGCCTTCTGGTTCTTGACCAGAGATTGTCACGGTGTATTGGTTAGCGTCTCCAGGTGCTACACCAGTTACGGCGCCACCGGCAGAGATTTGAGCTCCGCGAGTAAGGCCGATTAGCCAGTACTTGTCGTTTGAGTCTTGGAAGATCGCTTTGATATCGCGGTTCTTAGCCAAAAGAAGCAACTGATCGCGTTTGCAAGAGTCCATTTTGTTGAACACTAACGCTAGATCTTGTTGATAGAAGACAGTTCCTGCTGCAGGAGCGATGTTTGTGGTCTCAGTGTATGAGCCAGTGTCTTTAGGGAATTGGAACTCATAAAGAGTACCAGTACCTGTTCCACTAGTTACGATTCCGCATGTACCACCTACAGTAGAGGTGATAGCTACATCAGTTCCAACCCAGGCAGCCTTGATACCACCAAGACCGTCGATGCAGTCGAGTAGGATGTTATCTGTTATATTGCAAGCCATGTTATTGTTTTGTTTTTTGGGTTTGGTAAAAAGGGGGAGTTGCCTCCCCCGTTTGATTATGCGAGGTCGTTAGTAGCGAAAGAGTTGTAAAGACCGGCAAGACCGATGCGGTAAGCAGAAAGCATACGAACTTCGTCGTTGTCTCTTGAGTACCAGATGTTGATCTTGTCTTGGTCATCAGTAAGACCAGTTACAGCGATGATGTGCTCTTTAGGTCCGCAGATGATACGGTTAGAAGTACCCAAACCAGCCACAGGAACAGCAGTTACGTTAGTTCCAGGGATGATTACAGTTTGGCCCAAACCGTAGTTCAATACCTTATCGCCAGGAGCGAAGTGGAAATAGTTAGCAACTACCAATCCACGAGTAAGGGCGCGGAAGTTAGCGTAGCTCATGTACATGATCAAGTCAGTACGAGAAAGAACGCTCTGTGGAAGTGCGTCGATCAAGTCGTTAACTTGAGCAAGTGCGTTACCTGCAGTAAGACCAGCAGGAGTACCACCTTGAAGTGAGCAACCGTTAGCCTGAGTAAACTCAGAGATGATTGCAGCACCCATCTTTTGCTCAAGGTTTAAGCGAGTTTGCTTAACCGCTTCAGCAGCGATGAATTGCTCGAAAGGAAGTTCTTCACCGAACGCAGAAGGGTTCATTTGTGAAGACAACCAGTAGTCTCTCAAGTCTTGTACACAAAGAGATTGTTTTGACTGGATGTTCTCAACAGTCACAGGGATTTGGTCGAATGTAGTAGTACCAGTAGGTGACCATCCGCATGAACGGTTGTCGAATACCATACCACTCATATCCAATACGTTGATGGCAACAGTACCAGCAGCGTAGCCAGGACGTACGGTTACGTAGTTCATTAAGTCAGCACCGAGTACGGCTTCGCTGATCAAGATACCACTATTCTCGTCGGTCCATGGAGCGAGGTTTGATAGATTGAAACTCATGATTTATGTTTTGTTTTTTGTTTTGTAAATTAGTTCTTTGGTTTGCTTGATTGGTCAAATTCTTTTCTGAATTTAGCAAGAGCAGATACCTTACCTTCGAATGTTTCGAAAGATTCTTTTTGGAATGCAGTCTTCAAAGGAGCAGCAGCTGGTTCTTTAGCAAATTTAGAGTATTTCTCTTTCATTGCACCCATTTCGGTTTTCACTTCTTCAACAACCTGCATTACTTCTTCGATAGCCATTTTCACTTTGGTCATTTCCTCGTCAACGATGTCTTCGAACTTTTTTCTCATTTGTTCTTCGATCTTATCTTCGATGATTTCAGATACGATTTCTTTGATGGCCTCTGGAGCAACAGGCAATGATTCTTCAGCAGCAGCAACAGCTACAGGCTCAGTTACGATGTCCTCTTTAAGTTTAGGTACAATGCTTGTGATCACACCAGCTGCATCAACAGTAATAGTCAAGTCCGGAGTCTCATGTGTGCCTTCAGGAGCTGCTGTCTTATTGCCGGCTTCGTCGACAACGTAAAGTGTAGCACCTACAGCAAATGAGTCGGCCTCAACAGTAGTTACTCCGTCGATAAGCACAGCGGTCTCAAACTTTGCCTGTAAACCCAAGATCAATCGGATTTGGTTTAGTTTGGAAACGTTCTTTTTCATTTGGTTTTTGTTATTTTGTTATTGGTTTAACTCTAGTAAATATAGAGGTATGTCGAGTTGACATTTCTTATTGTACAATTTCTGCGATCTTAGAGAGTAGGCCAGCCGCTTCAATCTCTGCCAACTCTTCTTCAGTTACAAAGTTGCCTTCCACAGAGAATCCTTTGAGTTCTCCGTTCTTGACTCTTTGCCATACATTATCACTATTGACTCTCATCTTGACCATCCAGGTACCTTTAGGTAATCCTTCGTATCCGTAAATAGTCTTTGCTTTGTCGGTCTCAGGATCTTCGATGATCCAGCTTTCAAAGATGTAGGTATCAGCAGGCTTAGAACCGTCGTGATCTTGGTTGGTGTTGTGAGTGCTTTGCTCTCTCATGAATTTCTCAGCGATCTTAGCGACTGCGTCTTCAGAGAATGCTACGTAATAGATCTCCTTGGTCTTCTTGTCATAGCGTGGAATCTCCATGTCGGGTACCATCGCTGGTCCGACTAGTATTCTCTTGTCGCCTTCCTCACCAAAGAACATCTTGCTCATTACATATCCACGGTTAGGTTGGTCGATCATAGGTACACCTGCCTTTCCAGTGGCCGGTCCTTTGTTTACGATTTCACCATCGGGTTTAGCGTAGAACTTTTGCCAACGGTGTTTGCAGTTAGGACCGCCTTTGTATTTCCATATGTCGTAAAAGGCTGAACCTCCTTCACCGAAACCAGGATTCACCGAGAAATTGGTCGCGGTGTCGATTTCTTCAAAGGTGTACAGTCTGTCAAGGAACAACATTTGGCGACAGAAGTCTCTTTGTGCAGGAGGACCTACGTATTTGTAGAATGTTCTACCACCAGCACCGTCAGCAGGCGTGATGTCTCCTTCTTGCCAAGGGATTAGGTCTGCATTGGCAAACTCTAGGTTATAGTCGTTCTGACTGATACCTACCTGTGAAAAGTACGCAAGCAAGAGCTCTTCATCAGCGCTCATCAAGACAGGTCTTGTCTCTAGGATAGGTTTCTTTTTCTTCTTGTTGGACTCACCAGTCTGGTCGATGTAAGCAGGAGCGTTCACTACGACTTCCAGCTTTTCTTTCTTAATCTCTTCGAGTTTGCGACTTGCCCATTCGATGCCTTCGGTACCACCCCATGCGTCCCACATTAGTTTGCCGCATCCTTCACCGTAAGGAGTATCACTGTTTTGTTTGTGACGAGCAAAACTAGCCATACGAGAAATGGTATCTTCAGAGATAGGTTCACCTTTTGCCAATTGGTTGGCTCTTATCTTTCCTACCGGTGTTCCGCAAGATCCCCACCCATTCTCTTCTGCGTACTTAAGAGCTCTACTTGCGTTGTTCTTAGCCGCTTCGGGATAATCACTGTATGACTCGAAAGACTCGCGTTCCATTGTGATAGGACCACCTACGACCCAGGCATCGCATGTTCTCTTTGCAGCACACTTAAAGTCAAATGCTTCGCAATAGCCAAGTTCACCAGCTTCAATTGTCTTTTCTGGATCTACCTCTGATCCGATGCCAGATGCTATACACTCCTTTATAGAGGGAGAAACTACAAAGAACGAGCAATTACCACATAAGGCTTTCTTTGCGTCCTCTACAGTGTCTCCAAACATATCGGCCTTTTTCTGCCAATACTCTTCGTTAGGTAGGTTAGGATTTAGTGGTCCGTAATTCGCTGTGTCTATTGCGTTTTGACGGTTCTCTAAGTTAAGAGCAATGTCGGTAGTCGCAGGTGGACATTCTTCCTGAAACTTTCCTTCCCAATAAGAATAGCAGACAGCTAGTCTTTGATCTTGGTCGGGAAACTCTCCAGCGATCGCGCTCATGCAACGACCTATAAAGTCACCTTCACTTTCACCGGCGCTCGGTGTTACGAACTTTTCTTTTTTGAACGCAAGAAAGTTGATCTCGATGGCAGGTTCTTCAACCAATGCGATCGCATCTACTCCGCTCTGGATCAACTGATCTATAACGGTGAGATCAATTACTTTCTTTTTCTTGTTTGGTTCCATAGTGTATTTATCTTTTTGTTAAAGTCTTGATAAGTTGTTGATTTGGTAGTCTGCTTGTTGTTGGTCAGATACATCGGTAGCCACAACGTATGTCTTGATAGGAGGAGGTGAACTCAATTTAGATTCTAAAGAGTTAAGCTGGTTCATTGCTTCCATTCCTACCATACCTCCGTCTGCAAACTTGCGGCCTCCACCAATTTGGTTGATCGCTGAGATTACTCCTGCGTACATACGAGTAGAGTTCTTGTTCACTACGTATTCACCGCCTTCCAATTCGCCAAAGGCTGTTTGGATTCCACCCATTGCGTGTGATGGTCCGTTGAGTAGACCACCTTGTGCGAACTTAGCAGGAGCAGGTGCGCCACCACCGTTGCCTCCACCGCCACCTCCACCTTTGGTAGGTATCTGAGTGCTGGTGATTTTCTTAACGTTCAAGAGACCAGCTGCGACAACAGAGGCAGCCAGAATAAAGTTGAACGGAGGAGGTGCCGCTCCCAAAGCTTGCGAAGCACCCTTGTAAGTGTTGATGACCGCATCGGCAACTGCAAGAGCCTTACCGGCTTTGGTTTCTTCTCCAACGAGGCTAGCAACGTTCTGAATTGCTCCTTGTACTGCATCGAGTGCAGCAGCGCGGTTCGCGGCGATTTGATCAGCCGTACTCTTTGTGAATTCTGCATAATCAGCTTCAATTTGTTTACGTTCCTCCGCAGTGAGTTTCTCATTTTGGAGTAAGGCAGCGTACTGTGCGTTCTTTTGGTCAGCAACCTCTTGCTGTTTCTGTAATGTCAAGTTGTTGAACTCATCACCCAGCGCGATCTGTTCTTGAAAGAGAGCATAGTCCTTCTCGCGTTGTGCGGCAGCAGCTGCGTCTCGTAGTTCAGCGAGTTTTAGCTGGTATGTCTGTTCATACTGTAACTTAAGGGCGTTCTTTTGCTCCTCGGTGAAGGTAGTCTCCTCGAGTGCCTTAAGATCGTTCTCTTTTTGGATCTCTAACTCCTTCTCTGCGCGTGCCTGCTCGTCCTCGATGCTAAGAACCGTAAATTCCTGTTGCATTGCGAGCAACTTATCATCGTATGCCTTCTGTTGCTCTTCTCGTTTCTTCTGACCATCGTTCTGTATCTTGGTCTTGTCTTGCTGGTACTTAGCGTCGGCAGCCAATGTCAATGCTTCGATGGTC